CGTCCGGTATTGTTTCGATCTCGTCACCTAACGAGTAGTTGGGAAGCACTTTGGCGTACTCGCCAATCCAAACAACATCATCGGCGGGAGCCGGGTAAACGAAAAACCGCGTGTCGTTGCGGATATTCCGCATAAAGTTCGTTGGCGTCCCCGGTTTCTCGGACATCCAACTTGGGTTTGCCCGCTCCAATGTCTCGCGATCTACTTCGGTAAGCGTCGTGCCGCCTTTGACCTGATAGATATCAACCAGTCGTTGTGCATTACTCGGCAAAGACTGAATGACCGTCCCCGGTGTTGTCGGGATGTCTTGGATAGTCGAGAAAATATCCGGCTTCAGCACAGCCATGCGTTTTAGAGTCTGGTTTACAAACCCAACGAGCATGTCATCAGAGTACCGATAGGGCGTCTGAGTGTCCTGAATGATATCCCTGACCTGATCGACAACATCGGAGACGAGCATTTACGGAGTGCCTCGGGTCGCATCAATGCTAAGTTCATCTTCGCCTTCTTTCGGAGGCTCCGGCACTTCCTTGGTTTCAAGGTCAAGTTTGGTCTTGCGCTTGGTAGTGCGTTTCGGCTTGAACCGCTCAGGATACGCCTGCTCTTCAGTAACAGGCTCCATGTCGGGGTTTTCCGAAAGCTCTACTGTGTAGGGGTACACACGACCATTGGTTCGATGACGAAGAAATTTATAGTCGCTCATAGATAGATATCCTTACGCAAATTTTACTACGCTGAATGTAGCAGAAGGAACCGCAGGGCGAGAATACGGTGTCACCTGCGCCGGGTTGTGGTGAAGCTCCACGGTATCAACCTCTGTTGCCCATACAAGCTGAATGATGTCACCAGCAGAGACGCTCGCCACACACGATATGGCTGTTATAGCCAGTCCGCCGTCTGCCGCCTTCGGCACAACAGTCGAAACACCTGTACCGTTAACATCAACACCGTTCAAGCGCTGCCACACATAAACAGGATGATCATTACTACTCGTATTGATGAACTGTAGCTTGCAGTTAGTGCTGTAGATTCCCGCTAAATCAAACGTTATGTCTGTGTTGCTGGCAACGGATACGCCTTCGGAGGCGTTTTCGCTATTAAAGTTAACCAATGTCGGAGTGTCCGCAACAGCCAACTGATCTGCGTCACTGAAAAATGACCCATACTTCTGGTTGGTCAAAACTTCTGCGTCAACACTGCCGCCTGTAATCGTTACGTTGTCGGCGTCTTGTGTAGCAACGGAGCCAAGCCCAAGGCTGCTTCGCGCTCCAGATTCAGTGTTTGAGCCAGTTCCGCCATCGGCAACAGCAAGAGGTGTAATCCCGCTGATATTTCCGCCGGTAATCGTAACGTTAGAGCTAGACTGCGAAGCAATCGTGCCAAGGCCAAGGTTGTTACGTGCGGTGGTTGTGTCAGTAGCACCTGTACCCCCCTGCGAAATTGGAGCGGGCGAGGAAACAATGGCCATCGAACCAAGTCCGAGGTTACTCCGCGCCGTAGCTACGTCTGTCGCACCTGTGCCGCCCTGTGATATCGGCAGCGTCCCGGAAAGCTCAATACCTTCTGAAGCTGAAATACTGCCGGTGATCGTGAGATTCCCAGCAACCGTTACAGAGTTTGTGCCAAGTTTTACAGCAGTCGCCGTGCCATTGCCGCTAAGAATGTTCTTTTCGCTGGCTTCTGGCCCTCCGTCCAGATGGAGCAGTTGAGTATAGGTATCCTTTATTGTCTGGTCTGTCAGATTGGAAGCCATACTGTCACCATTTGACCTTGTTAGCCCAATAAGCCGCGCTCATTTTGCCTTTCTTGATATTCTTGGCGTGCCGGGCTTTGAATGCTTCATTCCGTTTGGTTCCATCGGGGCTACCTTTAACTCCCTGCTGACCAAACCGAATGATTTTCTCTTTGCCGTCACTACATGCTTTCACTACGTGAGATTTCTTAGGGTGATCAGGCGTGCGCTTTGGCTTGTTGCAGTCCATTTCGGACTTGTCGATACGTTTAGCCATAGCTTACTCCCAAAAGAAAGGGGGGCTTAGAGCCCCCCTTATATTACACCGTGCCGGGAATGTCACCCTCGTCACCAAAGGTGTTGACGGCAAGAACCGACACCTTGACGACCAGATTGCCCGGAGCGGCAGTTCCAAAGCCCAACGTCAGGCCAGTCTCGGATGCGTAAAACTGCGCATCTGCACCGCCTGAACCCGCCGAACCCACGCTGTCACCAGCCGCTGCACTGACGTAATCAGTAGAGCCATCGCTGAGAGTCAGCGTAAGACTGGAAGTGCCGGGGGTCTCTACATACACCGCCGCAGCGAGTACATACGAGTTCATCGGCAGCTTCAGGACTTCCAGCGTATCGCCAGAACCAAGAGCAGCCAGTCCGGCATCGCTCCGAGCGTTAGCAATTTCACTAAAGTCCAGCTCAGTCTCGATCACGGCGTACCGTGCAAAGTTATGGGCCGGATACCCTACGGAGTTCTTGTCGAACCCCACGCTATCAGTAAAGTCAGTCATGGCTGCCTCCTATTAAGCAAACTGGATGACGGAAGTCGCAAGGGCTTCCGGCTTAGTCACCTTGTAGCCATACACCTGAAGGCCACGGATGATGTCACCGAAAGTGGTCTCGGAGCGGATCGTCTCCATGTTCGTCATCTGCGAGGCAAACGTGAAGCCCATCTTGTGGCCCGCAACAATGTGCGTACCGCCGGTCGAGCCCGAACGATCATCAAGCAGGTTGTGACTCATGTAGAGAGTGAACCGATCAATCATGCCGAGGCGACCGTTACGGACAATCGACGTACCATCGCCGGTCAGCGACGCATCCTTGAGTTCCGACTTCTTGATCAGACCAGCCATACGGGCCGGGATAATCACAAAGCGGTCAGACTCAGGGACATTGTTCTCGTCGAGAACCGTGCCAAGGTCAACCATGAGGTCAGTCACCGAGACAGTGCCGGAAGCGCCGTCAGCCGAAACCGCAAGCGGCGAGGCAGACGTACCAAGATTAAACGCACCCGACTGCTTACCCGCGCTTGCACCAGCGTTAAACGAATCAGCACCAGCAGCAATGTTGGGAAGAACCCGCGTGTCGATCTTGATCTTCATACGCTCGGAGGCGTCCTTGGACCACTGATCCATCATGTTGATGTCCGACTGGACCTGATCCACGTCGTCCTCGACGCAGGCAAAATACTCACCCTTGTCGATGACAAGCTGAATCTTGGGCTTGTCGGGGTTCTCTACCGTGAGAGGCTGGCCCTTGCTGTAACTACGCACCGTGATTTCCGGCGTCTGCCGAATGTTAACGGTGTCACCGAAGTTACGAATCTCGCCTTCGTAGTCAGTGTTGCTGACCGCAGCCAGAACCGTGGCATCGTAGAAGTTTTCGCTTCACATATCTATGTGTTCGACTGTCGCTTAGACGGTCTGCCTTGTAATCTCTTAGGTATACCGAAGTTGATATCACTAAGACGACGTTTAGCTTCCGCCTCTGGTTCACTCAGTCTGTGCTGCTGCGAATTTAGGGCTTTCATAGCCTGCTGAACTTTTATTCCATCCCGGAAGTTATGATCAGCGCACCCTAAAAGGAAATATGCTGCGGCGCGTTTTATGTGCAGGTGTTTGGCGAAGTGCTCAAGAAACTGTTTAGCTTTGCTTGGCTGACTAAGACTCAGTTGCCACAAAGCATTTTCCTTGACCGCGCATATTCGCCCGCCAAATGCCTGCTGAAGAAGTACAATGCCGACCGTGTAGTTAGGCGCTGCCAGTATTGATGCGGTCGGGTATGCGTATCCGGTCTTCTTACAAACCTTCACGCTAAAACTACCGTCTCCGTCAAAATACCCTGCCAGCCATTTTCTTGATGGGTAGTTAGGTATTCTGTCCGCACCGTAGGCCCGTATCTGTTTCACACGTTGTCTTACGTCCTTGACCTGATCTTGGTCTTTCAGAACAACCCCGTGGTCTACAAGATCGAGCATACGCTCAGCGTGATGGCGTTTAACCACCATGTACTTCTTCAAGCGCTCGAAACATTTCCTAGCAGGCCCGGACCGCATACACAGCTCGCTGTGCTTGCCGTCGATTCTTTCGCGTACCTGACCACCAAACTGCGTTTGTGCGTACTCAAGT